GGGCTTTACTTGTCATTTGTTAATTAGTATTTGTCGTGAGTTTGCTGCATTGATTTACGAGCCGAAGTTGTCGTAGATAATATATTATATACAATGTAAATCAAACACTTAGGTTATATCTTGGGAAATCAGGTAACAAACGAGTAACAAAAAGCATAAAACAGCCCCTTTGCTACACAAATCTCGCACAACAAATATACTCAATTTTTATTATATACATATTGTGCAGCTTGTTGCTCTACCTCCTCATCCGTAGACACTCTAATTTGAAGCATCCAGTTTTCTAATTCTTTTTTGTTAAAGTAGGTTGATTTGCCTTTTTTATAATGAGGAACTTGTTTTTTACTGACGAGACAATATAAGCGAGATTTTGACAACCCGGTAAGTAAAGCTGCATCATCCATATTTAAGGCGCTTTTAGCTCCCAACAATAGATACTGCTTTATACTCTTTAATTCTTCATAAATATCTTGTTCCATATCCACCTAATTATTTAAAATGGCAACTCCTGTTGCCGTCCGTCAATATGATCTCTTTCCTTTGTTTTAAACCTCCGCCACGAAATAGGCGGATTCGGTTCCCTGTATTTACCCCGCGTGGCTCGGCGCCTGTCGCGCTGCGCCCGCAAAAACTGGAGCTTCCTCTTCGCTTGGTTGATCCGATGATTGCATATGCCATGTATAATTATCATCAGTTCTTCCCGGCTCAGTTCATTTGTCCATACCGTATAGTCGGCGATAGTTGGCCGCCCTTCCGCCCTTCTCCCCATTTGCTTTAATCGAAATAAGTTGCTACCTTTGGAGTGATGTGTCAAAGGTGGGGCTTGAGAGCGCCACAAACGCAAAGGGCTCCGGATCAGGGAGCCCTTTACATTGCCGGCTTGATTCCGGTAAAGGCGATCATAACTATTATTGCCAGTATTACGACCAGCCAAACTATTATGGTTGTAGGCCTTTCATTATATTGCTTTTTCATAATTTCTTCTCCGTTTTCTCCAGCTCTTCAAGGAGGGCATCGGCGTATGATACGGCATCGGCTGCTACAGCTTCGAATACTGTAAGGTTCTCATTTTTCTGCATTTTATCTTGATTTTGCGAGAATCTCGATATTTCAACAATTCGAACTCGAATTGTACCACTTCGGTTTTGGGAATCTTGTAGTGAAGGTTATTTCATTCACTTCCTCGCATTCGATCATATAAGCCTCCGGCCATAGCCCCTTTATTTGCTCGACATTTTCGGCATAGGCGACAATAACGAAAGCGTCGACGCTTTCGCCCGTACACCAATACGGATACTTGATCGGCCATTTAACTGGCCGATAATCGTTACCGCAATCTTTGAATTTGATATAGAATCTTGCTCGTATCATTTCTCCCTCTTTTTGAAATGTTCGATAATCTCCTCAACCGTGGCCTTACGGGCGGGGATACCGACCCGATGCTCCAGCAAGCATTTTTCGAAGCTCCCAATGGGTGCATACAGCCCTTGGTTTACCCATGCCTTCGCTTCCTCCGCGATAAACCACTGCTCGCGGTCGTTCTCGTCGTTCATCGCCGCCAGTGCCTTAAACAGCTCGATATTCTCGCCGCAGTCTATGGCAGGGTATCCTTTGGCAACATTTTCAGCCTTGAACTGGTCGATGGAATATCGGGTTTCCTCGTCGTAGTCGCAGATCCCGTGCACCTCGTAAGCGATTTTAAGCCGATCAATCCCTCTGCAATGCAGGGTGTTACAGCCGTCAAATAGGCAGCAGGAGCATACGTAATACCCGATTCCCTTCAGCCATTCGGTCAGCTCCTTTCGCTTTTCCGCATCCTCGACACGGACAAAGCATGGGGTTGTAAATTTCATACTATTTCACCAATTCAAATTCGTAAACCACCACCCACGGGTTCCGATCCCACGTTCCACGGCCGGATACCTTGTCGATTAGTGCGGCGAAGGCCTTGCGGGGAGTGTCAAATTCAACGGCTGTTCCCTTTTTCTCGTCGACAAACCCATACGTGGTGGTATCTGTGGATTCGTACCACGATTCGATAATGCCCTCGCGAAAACAGTCATCGTGCGAAATGCTCTGCAACTGCTCGCACTTGATTCCGGTGATGCGGATTTGGTGGGGCATCAAATCGGCTCGCACAAACAGTTTGTTTCGCCAGCCAGGTGTTCTATCCGCGCCATATACAGGAATGTCACATCTTGGCGAAAACGCATGGTAATAACTTTGCGCCACGGCCACGACCTCGCCGACCTTGTAGCGGCATTTATGGCGAAAAATTTCAATTCCTTGACAGCACATTACGATACAGCCAGTGGCTTCCTCATAGGTGAAGTCTTCGGCCGAGGTCGCAGCCCGTTGAAATTGTTCACCTCCCTCGATGCGGCGCGTATTGTTTTTTATATAGTCAATGACCGCATCCGTCAGTCCATAGCGGTCGTTAAACATTATCTTCTGCATGGTTATTCAGTTTTAAGTAATTCCGGGGTGTCGTGGATATTACCTATTTTCGTAAATGAACAACACCAAATTTCCTCAGGTTCATTGTTCGCATCTACAAAACAGAACATCCGATCTCGATAGGCAATTACGCTACGCCTATTGATTTTCATGAGATTTTCCCATTCTACTATATCTCCCTCCCAAACATCCGTGCCGTTATTGTCTTTCAGCCCAATATACTCGCCGACGGTAGTGGGATCAACTTCATATAATCCTGTAAAGGTCTTGATAAATATCCGGCCTGCGTCTGCGCCGTAGCAATGAATCAGGTCTCCATAAACCCACTTGTCGTTATCTATACGCTTGCCTCTGAATTTACTCTCTCGCATAACTATTCTTGTTTGAGGTTGTTAATTCTGTCGATCTCGACCTTCAAATTCATCTCTGCACTACGCACATCCCGTTGCAATTCCTCCAGCCGAGCTATTTGCTCCTCGTCCATCCGCGGGCATCCCCGCAGCCAGCTGTCGTAATTCGGGGTGTTCAGTTTGCCGTCACAAATCCCTCCGACACGCATACAGTAGTCGTAGTACTTGATGTATTCCTCCTTCGGAGCGTCTCGGTCGATGTCCGTCAGCATATCGGCCATGCTCACGAATAGATCGCCGACCTCTGCAATTCCTCCGGGGTCGTTACCTGTCCACGCAGCCGGCTCATAATCGTAGCCGTGCTTTTCGCAGAAAGCGGCCAGATAGGCGTTGCAAGCCGCGTTGTAATTCAGTCTCAGCTCTTCGCGTGTAAGTTTCATTTTGTGGAGAATTTATTGATTCTGTCGATCTCGGCGGCGATAAGGGCGCCAGCCTCGGATAAACACCGGATGGCATGACCGTATTTGCCGTCATTAAGGTGTTCGTAAGCCCATCTAAGAATACTTATGCTCAAGGGTATTTTCAAATCTGTCCCCTCCCTTACACATATATCATCTAGCTTATCGGCAATGGTCTCGACGCCTGTTTTCATGCGATTCTATTTCTTTTTTGAGTTCCTCGATTGATTTTCTGAGCCGTTCGTGTATTTCCACGGCGCGATACATAAGCCAGACAGTGACGATTCCGAGGATTGAAAGCAACGCCCACGCTATAATTTCATTCTTCATTTTCTCTTCCGTTTTAGCTCCGCAACGCGGAGATTCATGTATATCCTCGCAGCCTCTTCTTTAAGATCATCGGGGGACATTGCAAAATGCCATAGATGCGCATATTCATCCGAACTATACCCATAGCTCATGCCAACAACCGTCCCATCCATATCCTTACGAACTGAATAGATATTTATCTGACAACGCCCCTCCCGCCTCAGTCGGCGCAGTAGTTTGGTTTTCATGGCTCAATCATTTTCGTCGTTGTCATCATCGGGATAGCTCACATCCTCATAGTCCACGCAGAAGTCAATGATGTCCCGTCCCTCGTCAAACATTCCTTCGTCCCGGCACTGCTCGTATTTCCGGCAGTTATAGCAATAACAGTCGTTTATCGGTCTGTTGGTTTTCATCACTCATACGGGTTTGTGGGTAAATCGTGAACGCTTACGGCCAGCCCGGCGTCGATCAGACCGCGGTGGTCGAAATGCAGGCGGTGGAGAAGGTCGAAAAGATCACGTTGCTTAGGGGAAAACACAGGAAACCCAGTCTGATCGCAGACTACAAAGGAGCCATCGGCCAGATCGAATCCATAGAAAATGCCGTTACAAGAACACTGATAAACTTCTCCTGAATATATGGGATGCCCCCAATCTCCTACACCCTTGTAGGCGACTTTTGCCATAGTCACAATTGGCACAAACGGCTTTCCCTCGTTATAGCCCTGCTCGGTGATCTCCTCGCACAGGTCGGACATCGGCCGGAGGACGGGCAATTCGTTTTCCTCCAGATAATAACAAAGGCCGTCCGACGTACGACGCTTGCCTATCTCAATATCAAACACACCGTAATGCCTCGCATTCTTGTATATAACTTTCAACCCATGCGGCAGGTACCCCGCAATGTCGGTCAGTGTGAGTTCTCGTTTCATCGGTTATTTATGTCAATTATAATCATTTTAGGTCGTTCTTTTTTGACAATTCCAAGCTCCTCAATATCGGAAGCAATGTCACCCCAGCCATCAATGAACGCACGTATTTTTTATGTCGTAATTCTCGCAGCCGCTCTCGACCGCCCAGTCGTATAGCTCCTTTGGTGTCATTGTTTTATTTTTTCGGCAAATTGCTATATCCGTTGCTGAACATCCAAATTCCCGCAACAGTAAAAATAACGTGCAGCGCAAACCTCCACCAATCCGCCACCGAGTAGTCGTGTTGCGCTAAGTTTCCCGCAACAAAGGCGATCAACAGTCCGCCTATTGTGTTAAATGATGCTTTTGTCATGGCTCGTCATCGTATTCGAATTCCTCAACCTTCACACTCCCCACATTGGGGTTATTCCGTATCCGTTCGACAAGGCATCCTTTCGCATACATTACCGCATTAAATTTGTTGAATCCTATTCCTACGGAATCGTCCTCGTCGAACTCCTCTTTGGTGACGTTAATGGTTATCTGCGCCACTACTTTGATTCTGTATCCTTTCATAGTTCATCTTGGTATTTAATTTCCACACTGTCGATCTGCTCCCGCGTGATAGCGATTCGGTGCTTATCCTGAAAGGCCGATATCCTTTTACATACCCTCTTAGATTCGGCCGAGGACAGCATATCGTGATAGTATAGATAACTTTGGCAAAACAAGAGGGTCGCCAATTCCTCGTCCTCGCGCCTTTCGGCCGCTGTTTTCTCTGTTTTCATAGCTCTGTCTTATTCGTGAATTTCCCGCCAGCCGAGGATCTTATCATCTATCGGAGAACCACACCACGAATCCACCCAGTTCCCATCGTTATCAATATGCCCCAAATCATACGGTATGATAGAGCTTGGATTCCGCTTTACAAGCACAACCCGTCCCGGTTCGGGTGGTTCTTTCGGGTCGTGCCAGCGCATCAGTTCCTCGTGCTCGGATTTTCCGAACTGGATAAGCCATTCAAGGGCGGAGTAGGTAGAAATAGAGCATCCCACACACCCCCGGTCGCAATTCTTTCGATCTCCGCAATCTACGCAGATGTTATTTTCGCAAAATGCTTTTGCTCTTTCCTCAATCGTTTTCATTTCTTGGTCAGTTTTTGGATAAAATTATTCTTTCTGTCGCATGCCCCAGCCGGCAAACAACAAATACACGCCTCAAAACATGCGCATTCGTCGCAAAACGCCTCTATTGCTTTCTCGCGCATCCGCTCCTCGGCCTCCTGCTCGGCAAGCTAGATAGCCCGTTTTGCCTCTATTAGCTTAATATCGCATTCTCCCGGACAATAGGGATACATCATCGCTATCGGTGTTACCACTTTCAACAAATATTGTTTTGCTTTTTCGCTTTTCATGGTTAGGATGTTTTAGTGTAACGCCCACGTCTTGTGCATTGCAGCGATCAGGTCTATATACCCTTTGTATTCCTCCATCTGCTCGGGACTATAGCCTTCGGCCTCGCCAATTTTTCGGA